CTTCCCGGACTTGGTTCCCCAGTCCTCTTTAGTCCACTTTGAGAGCGAATTATCGGCACTTTTCGGCCCCTTGTAACCCCCTCCAGAGCCTTTGTATCTCTGAGTGGCCAGTTGAGCCTTGCGGGCACTCCATTGACCCGGTTTCCCGCCCTTGTCGGAGGCTTTAACCGAAGCGACGATCCGCTTCCACTTGGCAGGATCAGATTTGACGGCAGAACTCATATTTACCCCATCAAGGCACGCTCGGCCTCACGACGACGAACTAGGCCAGGAAGAACCCGGCCGCCACCCCGAACCCAAAGCATCAACTGCTCCTTTGCTCCATCCCAGTCCTGGGCGTTGATCTTGCGCTTTAGGGTGGAGGTCTGCAAGCGACCAACCCCCAAGTTGTACGCAAAGTCCACGATCGCATTGAACTTGGGCCAGTCGTTCTCCCGAAGGGCAAGAGTCAGCAGGATCGGGCACTGACGGACTACGCCGGGGGCATAGGTGTTCAGCAGATCCACCTTGAGCCATTGCTCGGCCGTCTCGCGGGTGATCGGAGGATCGTCCATCGTCACCTTCCGCCCATCAGGCCGGAAAACCGTTCCGTAGCCCTGCGTTGGAAACCCGGCAGGGCAGACGTAGGGGTAGATCAGCCCATCCGACCCAACTCGGTGTAAACCCTCAAACCGACGGCAGAGTTCCTCTGCGATGTCGAGTTTCATAGCCCACGCTGCTTGAGGGTGCGATCGAGGAACCAGTAGTTGATCGTCCCTGAGACCAAGGCCATGAAGTCCGCGGTCATCATGGTCTCAAACACTTCACGGGGCGCAGCGCCTTGGAGCCATGCGTTCCAAGCAAACCACAAGTGAACGAAGGACCACAGCAAGATCACCCAGTAGGTCACCACGGGTCGCACGGAAGCCGACAGGGAAGCGGCCCAACCGCCTGCAGCCTTGGCCATCTCGGCCTGCTGATTGATGGCTGCGTTGAAGGCATCCATCACGCCTACATCAATCGCCGCATCTCTTGCAGCGCCGATCTCGGCCAGTTTCTGCTGACCCCGGATCTGTTCTAGGTCGCACTGGCGTTGGAACATCAGAAGTTCATGCTGACGCTCATTCTTCTTGTCGAAGAACTTCAGAACCTCTGGCGCAAGACGAAAAATGCCCCCCAGGAGGGAGCCGAAGATGCCGCCGCTAAGTAGTTCCAACATTACTTGTTCCCCTTGGCAATACGCTCGCGTTCCTCAAGCAGCCTGACCTTGACCTGAAGATCGTTGATGTGCGTCATCAGTTGCTCTTTCAGGATCGCCCTGCGTTCTGCGCTAATCGGGCTGTCGGTGGGAACGCCTTCCTTGGTGATCAGGGCGGGCATCTGTCCCTCAATCTTGGTCAGACGCTCAGAGAAGGATGCCACTTGACCTAGAAGCCAAGCAAGCGCAGCCACCACGATAGGGATGACTGCCTTGAGTACGTCTGACCACGCCATGACTACTCCCTTGACGCCGTTACGGTGTCGTCGCCCTTGCTGACCGTGACCTTGTCGCCCTGAACAGTCACCTTCATGGGCTGCTCAGGCTTGTCCAGGCGGTCCAACTTGTCGATCAGGTGCTTGATCACCTCAAACTCGGGCTTCTCCTGCTTCGGATTGGCTCCGGCGATGCCGTTGAGCATGGAGATCAAGGCTGTGAGGGCAGCGCCCAGGAGACCCATCACCGCGGCGATCTTCTCGTTCTCAAGGACGATAGAAGCACCGACCCCGATCACCACGATGGCCGTGATATAGGCAAGACCATGCTTGCCGATGGCCTTCCCGGCAACTTCCTTGGCTGTACTCTCGGCCTCAAGGCGGTTAAGTTCCGCCTTGGCCTGAGCCTTGAAGATGGCCAGTTCCTGGGCGTCCATCATGCGCTCTTGTGAAAGAAGTGGGAAACATATCCCACAACTGTAGAGACCGCGGAGACGAACACCATCCCGGCCCAGAAGCCGCCCTTGCCTTGATTGGCGAGGCCGACCAACTGATCCAGTTGGTGTTCCATCTTGTCCATCTTCTTGCTCATGTCATCGAAGCGACGCTCGTAGTCCTGGACTTTCTGCCACAGGACTCCATAGCGGACTGGATCGATCTCCGCGCTCATGATCAGTCGAAACCTCTCAAAGTCTTAGCCAAGGTCTTGCGCTTCTTCATCAAGGGAGAGTCAGACTCCTTCACAGACAACTTCTTGGCCGGGATCTTCTTCCCTTCCTTGACGCCCAAAGCCTCTCGCAAGGCCCCAGGCTTAGATATCGCCTTCTGGATCCACTTCTCAGCCATTTTCCTGCTCCTTGGGTGGTTGCGGGGGCTTGGCGGCCTCTTTCAGGCCGTCAATGAGTTGGAAGACCTCTTGGTAAGGCTTGGTGGCCAAGTAACCAATGATCTGGTTAGCAAGTTCAATAGGTACTCGAAGTTCCATGCTCACTCCGGCTGAGTGGGCCACTGAACGTCCCAAGGAAACCCGGCTTGTGCGGTGATGTCGCGCAAGGCTTGGCGATAAGTCGACCACGCCTGCTGCTGTTCAACGGTCATCGAATTCCATCGATCAGGCAATACATTGATGTCTGAAGCAATAAGCAACTGATCGCGTTGCGCCCTTACTTTTGCTGCTTCACCTTCAGTATCAGGAGGAGGTGGTAGTGGTGTGTTGCCATCAAACACCCATCCAATGTCAACACCGGAAGAGCATTCAACCCAACCTTGAGACTGTGCATATTCAGGATCGGCAACCGCAATGTTTGCCACCTTGCCATCTTTGATGATTGCGTATCTCATGTTTTTCCCTTACCAAGTATAGACACGGCAGTATCCATTACCACCATTACCGCCTGCGCCGCTGTCGTTCGCGCCTGAGTAACCGCCTCCGCCACCACCCGCAGCAACTCCTCCTGCGCCTCCTGCGCCTCCGACGGTTACGCTATCTGCTGCGCCACCGCCGCCTCCGAATCTAAATGTAGAGCCTGCTGATCCTGGGCCTCCAACGCTACCGCCGCTTCCGCCGCCGCCGCTTGCTCCTGTAATCGAACCTCCCGCTCCTCCTGCGCCGCTACTAGAGCCACCGCCTCCACCGCCACCCGCTCCGCCTTGATACGAGCAGCCTCCTTCTTGTCCGGCCCCGCTTGTTGGAGAGCCTCCGCCACCTCCACCACCAAATCCAGAAGAGGCACCAGCAAAATTCGGTGATACGGTATTTACGCCGCCGAATTGGCCGGTTTGATATCCTGATGATGCATAGTTTCGGGGGTCTCCTGAAGAATTTAGAACACCGCCGCCTCTGGAACCGGCTCTAACGGCTGTAGCGCCTCCCTCACCTTGATCGCCCCCATAGGCATACAGTTTTGTTCCAAAATTACTCGCGCCCCCGGATGTACCATTATTCCCATTTGCGCTTAAAACTCCCGTTCCTCCAGTTCCGCCTGCTCCAATCGTGATGCTTTCAGTTGCGCTTAGATCAGATGCTTTGAACAAACGATAAGCATACGCACCGCCAGCACCGGCAGAACCACCAGAACGAGTTCCTCCGCTACCACCACTGCCGCCACCGCCACCTGCACCCCACACCTCAACCAACACAAAGGTAGCGCCGGAAGGTTTTGTCCAAGTGCCAGAAGAAGTAAACTCTTGGAAATTAGCACTTCCGCCAGATGCGGCAATGGTGATAGAACCAGAGCCGTTGGTAATAGTTACCCCAGAGCCTGCTGTCAGCGTTGCTTTGGTAAGCGTATTGCCCGTGCTGTTGCCAATCAACAGTTGTCCGTCCGTATAGGTGGTTTGTCCAGTACCACCATTAGCGACCGGAAGCGTGCCGGTGACGCCTGTAGACAGGCTGACGTTGGTGATCGTGTTGCTCGCCCCGCTGATGGTTTTGTTAGACAGCGTGTTGGTGCTACTGGCCGTCAGGACGTTGGTGGGCGTGATGATGTTGGAAAGGTTTGCCATGTCTTACTCCGGCTGAGTGGGCCACTGCACTGTCCAGGGGAACCCGGCTTGCGAGGTGATGTCCCGCAGTGCCTGACGGTACGCTGCCATATCAAAGTTCTGAGGCGTATTTGACTCCAAAGCCTTGATGACCGTCCAGTCCGTGTCCTTGAGTTTTTGGCTGCGCTGCTCGCGCACAGCCTTGGCTTGCTCGGCGTCCTTCTGAGCCTTGTAGGCGGCTTCCTGCTCGGCAGCGGTGGCTTCGGCTGTGTCCGTGAAGATCGGGCCAAGAACGTGTTTGGTGTACCACTTGCCATCCACCTGCTCCACGCCTTGACGCATGGAGAACTGGTAGACCGTACCGCCGGTGGCCTGCGGGCCTTCGAAGACCACATCAGCGCCAAGCGCCTCTAGCACCTCGTCCGTGGTGCGATCCCATGACGGGCCGCCGTTGTCCCGCGCCCAACGCCGGAGTTCGTCCTCCAACATCACTTGGCCAGTGGCCCTGATTCTGATTTCCATGATTGCTCCTTATGCGATGGCGAGGTGGTTTCCGTAACTAAAACCAAACTTGTTGTGCCGCGCTCGCCATTCAACAGTTGGCTTCTTCATTCCTAGTGCTGCCGCCGCAGCCTTGGCGGTTGGGAAGAACCCTTGCGGGGTCGTCACTCCAATCGCGTTGTAGTGGTTTGCGCCACCAATAGCAGCACTCATTTTCGCCTTGACTTCAGGCCGGTGCATAGGGTTGCGGTCGCCAACTGCCCAAGGTTTCGGCTTGCCAATAAGTGCCTCAGACTTCTTGAGGCGCGTTACAAGGCTATCCACTTTCCCGACATTTCCATCGCGCACGTTGTCCTCGTTAGTGCCGCAGAACACGTTGTCAATGCTGTACGGGCCGATGTCGCCATGACGCCTCATGCAGTATTTGCCGCGACCACGACCACGCTGCTCCCACTTGCCAGTGGCTATCCACCAGTCGCGCCACTGCTCAAAGGTAAACAGAAACTCCACGCCTCGCGTCTTGGCGTTGCTCTTGTGTTGCGTATACGCCTTGAGATAAAGGTTTGTGTGTGCCATGTTTACGAAATTGCAAGGAACACGAAGGTCCCGCCGTTTGCGTTCAACGCCGCCGGTGCTGCTGCGGTGACTTGGAACCCCACACTGGTGGTGTCAACGTAGTTGGTGCTCGTGACTTCCGCATCCGTGGTGTTTAACAGTAAATATGGATCGTTGCCGCTGCTCAGGCCCCGAGCAGAGTCGTACACAAACCAACCCCCAATACCGTCAGTACGCTTAATCAAAACAAACCGAGCGCCACCCGTGAAACCGCAGTTGATGGTCTGCAACGCGCCTGTGCCGGTGTATGTTCCGACCTTGCTGACGCCCGGGCAGGAGGCAAAGAGGTAGGCAACGTAGGTTGCTGTGTTGGAATTTGACTCTGTGTTAGTGCCTAGCGAAAACACAGAGGCAGTTGGGGCTGTGTTGTTCCAAAGTGTTGTATCAGCAGCAGATGCGCCGTTTGAGTCAACTCTTAGTCTATTGCCTGCTCCAGTAGCCGCCGAATAAACCGGCCAATTCTGAGCAATAGATCGAGACTTCACAATCATCAACTCCGGCACAACGCCTAAGTTATGACTCACAGTGCGGTTAGCACCCGTCCCCGTATAGCAAACCACATCAAAGAAGCCGGGGGCGCGTTGGAACGCCCACCATATTGCTGATGTTGTCCAACCTCTATCGTTGTAAAGATAGTTTGCATCAATAATTGATGTGTTACTTTGAAATGACAACCCGGTAATTGTCCCGCCCGTTTGTGCTGCGGATGTTGTTTGTGTAGATAAAGAATTCCAATATGTAGTAGTACCACCTCTTAATCTATCAAGCACTGTATTGTTATAACCCGAGGAACCCCGCAACTGAGCAATTCCGAGGTCGACGGGGAATCCCGTTGTAACAGTATTATTTCCCGATACCGGAGTTTCAAGCACAGGCGCAAACACACTCGTCCCCGTCGTCGGAGTTTTCATCGGGCCGCGACGGATGGCGATGTAGATGTAGGACGCAGAAGGAGTAGAGCCAACCACATTAAAACCAGTGGCATTTGGGCAAGGCTGTGCGTTTGTCAAATTTGCTTCCGCGCCACTACTGTTGGCTAACAAATAGTTTTGATCGCCCGGTTGAGCGGCCCACCCACGCATGGTGTCAATCATGAACCAATTTCCGGCATTATCGGTTCGTTTAAACAAAAGCCACTGCGGCTCGTAACCCAGAGTTGTTGTCGAATTTCCGCTGCCATCATTCGTAAACGACCCACACGAAATCACATTGTCCGTACCCGTCAGGCCAAAGCCTCCTGCGTTGTGGGCGAAGAGGTATGCGACATAGGTATCGCCGTTTGCGTTAAGAAAAGACCCCACATTAAACGTAGTAGATGTATTCGGATTAGACCCAAATACGACCGTGTTGTTTACTACCGCGCCGGTAGTATTTAGGTACATGTGGTCGCCCGTAGTAAATGTTCGATGCCATACCGACCAATTTTGGGCTGCGTTTGTTTTTTTGACTATTACGCATCCCGGAACTGCATTAAGAGAATGATTAATAGCCCTATTGCTTGTCCCATCGCCCGTATACGTCACCACATCAAAGAACTTCGCCTGCTTTCGGAATGTCCATGAGACTTCGTTATCACCACTTGCATTAAAATCTGTACTGCCGTTTACGCTGAAACCATTGGATAAAAACGAAAAAGACGATGAGTATCCGGAGTCTTGTGGGCCGCCGCTGTTTGTTTTCAAAAGAACATTATTTCCACGCGCCGTATCAAACAGACAGTGAATATAGGCACTTGTCCTTGATTTCATCCAAACCAACCCACCCTTACCCGACAGATCAATCCCGTTGGTGATGGTCTGGGTAGAGCCGTTGCCGGTGTAGAGCCACGTTTGGAACACTTCCTCGATGTAGTTGGCGGCGGCCTGCTGAAGCGTCAGGCCGAACCCCTGGGCTGACGCAGCGCCTTTGGTTTCTAGCAACGGCATGGTCAGTCCTTATGCGAAGCGGGTCTGAGATGCAAACACCGAGAAGGTAGCACTGCCGGTTTTGATGATCGTGTAGACGTAGGCATCAACTCCGCTTGCGTTTCCTGCTGCGGGAGCAGTACCACCCTGCCACCGGGTCGTCACGCCAGAGGTTGTGCCGTCCACCTGAACCGAACTGTTGAAGTATGCGGTCGATCCTTGGGTCACCAAGAAGGCCACTGTCAGAGACTGCCCCGTGGACATCAGCGTGTTCAGACTGGTGCCGCTCGACCCACGGAAGTTCACCGTCCAGTTCGCAGAAGCGTTGGAGGTGTAGAACAGCACCGACTGGGTGGTGGTGTCGTAAGCAATCGTGCCCGTCGCAGCAGTTGCGGAGATGGTCGTCACCTCTGCGGTGTCGCTCAGAACCGCCCCCAGGACGCTAGAAGAGCCCGTCAGGGTCTGCGTAGCGGTGAAGGTCTGAGCCAAGCCCAGAACGGCCAGGGTGCTCGTGGCGTCCGGGAGCGTGAGAGTCTGGTTGCCTGACAGCGTTGCAGGCTGAAGTGTTGCCCGCAGAGATGAAGAACCCCCCGCCCGTCCGGCCAGGATGATGCCGTCCTGAGAGGTAGTCCCGGTTCCGAAGACCTGACCGCTGTTGTTGTAGAAGGTGTTGGCGCCCGTGAAGTTGTTGTTCCCAGGCTGAGTCGCGGCGTTGCCACCGTTGCCGCCGATCTGGGCGTACACCTCCCAGGTGGTGCCGTCGTAGACCAACTGGACACTGACACCGGTGATGTCGCAGACCAAGTCCTGAGCGATTCCACCGATGGTAGAGCCGTTGCGGCCAACCGTCAGGTTGTTGGTACCCCAAGATGCTCCGGCATCAGCCACGACAACCTGAGCGCCCGTAGCAGGCGTTGCAGGCAGCGTGATGGTGAACGCACCACCAGAGGTGTCAGCCAACGCGCCTTGCTTGTCCGTCAGCGTGATCGGCGTGGTCGTGTAGATATAGGTCAAACCACCGGCAGGCAGGGCAGCCGAAGTCCAGGTAGTGCCGTTGGAGGTCAGGACGTTTCCATTGGCGCCAGAAGAGGTAAGACCAGTTCCACCTGCCGTTGCGGGAACCACCTTCCAACCGATGACCTGAACAGCACTTGCGTTGTCCTTGTAGAACAACTTGCCGTCGGTGACGTTGATGGCCAGTTCGCCGTCTGCAAGGTTCCCCGCGGTCGGCGCGGCCGAAGCCGTAGAGGTTCTGTAGAGTTGGATCGGGGTGAAGCCTGTTGCAGCCATCAGAAGGTTCCTCCAGAGATGCCACCAGTAATCATGCCGGTGGAAGGATTAGCGGTCAGACCAGTTGCCACCTTAGTAGGCAAGTTCCCGGTATTTGTACTGTAAATGCCGAGGAAGTAGTTGGCATTGGTGCTGTCTACCGCCACTCCGACATTCGTTGCATTGGTGGCGTTTGTGGCCGTGCCAACCGTAATGGTTGACGGATCAGTCCATGACGGAGCAGACCCTGTAGAAGTCAGAATCCGGCTTGCCGCGCCAATCGCCAGTTTGTCAAAAGATGTGGTGGTGTTGGCATAAATGATGTCGCCTGCGGCATAACTGGTGATGCCAACCGCGCCACGATCTACCCCAAACGATCCAGATGTGACTTGCGATGCGGCGATCGCAATCGAGGTGTTGGTCGCAGAGGTTATTTGGCCCTGAGCATTGACCGAGATCGCCGGGACAGAGGAAGCACTCCCGTAGTTCCCGGATGTCACGCCGGTGTTGGCGATGTTGAAGGTGTAGGCAGGGGACTCATTCAGCCCAGTCCCGGCTGAGTAGGTCAGCGGCGCACCGAACTGCGAGAAGACGATTCCCGTCGTACCAACCGTGACTGGCAGCGGAGTCTGCTGCACCCACGAAGTATTGGCATTCGCCGTACCCGCGGTGATCAGGAAGAAGTCGCCCTGATCGATCTGGTCAACACCAGAGCCCGCGGTATCGAAGTCAGTCGCACGGGTCAGGATGTACACAGCACCGGCGCTACCCGTCTGCGTGACGGTATAGACGCCGTTGTACGCAGCGTTACCTTCGTTCTTGATCAGAACCCGCTTGCCAACATCCGTCGGGGAAACGAAGGTGTGGCCATCAATGACCAGAGCACCGTTGACGTTCCCGGTCAGGGTTGCTCCAACACCGGAGATGCCGTTGTTGTAGGTGTTCGCCGCAAGAGCCGTAGTCGTGGCGTAGACGCAGGACTGGTGGAAGTTGATGCCTGAGGCGATCGAATCCGCGTAGGTCTTGTTGACGATGTCGTTGCCACTGACCGGAGCCGTGGTGATCGTCCCGGAAGTCATCGTCACCGAAGTGAACGTACCCGCAGCAGGAGTCGTCCCGCCGATGGTCGTGCCGTCAATCGCCCCACCCGTGATGGCCACAGAAGTGGCGTTCTGGGTGGACATCGTGCCCAGGCCAGACACCTGAGTGTTCGAGATGGCGATCGTGGTGTTGGTGACATTGGTCACGACACCCTTGGCGTTGACCGTGAACACCGGAAC